ATCAGCTCCTGGCAGGCGACGCTGCAGACCGATTACGAGGGCTACGTCCAGTGCACGATCCCCGCGTGCGCGCCATGGCTCGACACGATCAACGCCGCAGCTGAGTTCCGCATCAGCCGCATCAGCCGGCTGTTTGCGAGCTACGGCGGCGATGATGTCGAGGGCCCGCTCGTCCGCGGCCCGGTGCAGACCGTGCAGGTGTCGCAGGGCGCGACAAACCACACCGCGGTCATCAGCGGGTACATCACGGCGCTGCCGGCCAACGATGACCCCGATCCGCTGTTCGACCGCGAGCTGCAGGAAGTGCGCTCGATCCAGACCTACGGACAGACGATCTCGATCCGGTGCGGCATCGACTGGCTGCTCCGGCCAGGCCAGCGAGCGACCTACGGCACGATCAACTTCTCGGTGAGCTACATTAACTACTACGTGACCGGGAATTCGCGCTCGCTCGACGCCTACATGGACGTTGGCTACAGGGCGCCGTCATGAGCTATGCGCTGATCGAAAGCAATCTCGGCGACGGCCGCTATCGCGTGAGGCTGGACGCGGGGGAGAATCAGCGAAAGGCGCTGATCTCGGCGAACGAGCTGGCCATGGCCCAGATCACATTCAAGATGGATGTGGCGCGCGATGCCGTGCTCGTCGCCGAGCAGCAGGAGGCCGAGTCTCGCGCCGCGATCCAGCAGCTGATCGAGCAGCTGGTCATCGTCCAGGCGAGCGACCCTGCGCTGGCCGAGCTGACCAAGACGATGTTGAGCGATGCAAAGCTCAGGTACAACAGGCTCGTCGCCTCGCACTCTCCCATTCGCAGGCAGTTCGAAACCCTGAAGGCCGCGCACGCCGAAGGGGTGAAACGCCGAATCAGATTCTCCACGCTTGAGACGACCTCCTACCGAGACGCCTGGTGCGCCGACTACACCACCGAGGCCGAGGGCTACGTCGCCACCATCGACATCCCCGGCGACTCGTCGCTGGTCTTGCTGGCGCCGGGCTGCAGGCCTTGGTCCGGCGGCGACGGCACCATTTCCACGGAGCGCAAGAGCGGCAACATCGCCGCGCTTGATGCGCAGAAGGCGCCGCTGGCAGCCGAGGCCGGCGAGATCACGAACACCTTGATTCCGCAGGCGGTGACGCTGGAGGCGACGCTTGTCTCCGAGAGGAATGCGGCGTTGGCCGCCGTGCAGGCGAGCCCTACCCAGGCGAACAATGCCGCCCTGACGCGAGCAACCGCGAGGCTCGACGCCCAGCGCGCGACGCTGCAGCAGCTTCGTGGACGAGAAGCCGTGCTTCAGAAGCAGATCACCAGCCTGGATTTTCAGATCGCAACTTGGAATGCCCAGCCCGCCAGTGATTCGCCGAACTATGGAGACGGACGATACCGGGCGCGCGAGTTGTGCTCGCCTGAACAGGCGTTCTTCAATGCCGCGATCTTCCCCGGCTGGCAGAAGTTCAAGCCCACCTACCGCTGGGGCACGATCACCTACCTGGACCCGGACAACAATCTCGCCAACGTGACGCTAGGGCCTGCATCTTCGACCGCCTCGCGCCTGAACACCAACCAGTCGCCGCAGTTGAACGGCGTGCCGATCAGGTACATGACGTGCAACGCGGAAGCGTTCGAGGTTGGCGACAACGTCGTGATCGGGTTCGGCACCATGACGGAAGTAGAAGGCGAGGAAGGCAGCACGCTGGCCTGGTCGTCGAGCCAGCGCTGGGAGGAGCCGGTGATCATAGGTTTCCTCGACACCCCCCGCCGCTGCCGTCCGTGGCCGGAAGCCATCTACATGGATCTTTGGTTCGAGACGTTAGTAGGGCCGGTCGGGCCCTCGCTGCTATGGACGGATGCTTGCTGGCGAACGGGTGGCTGCGATGGGTGGGAGAGGATGCAGGTGGACAACCTTTACACCACCGAGGTGGCGCCGACTGCGACGCACTCATTCCGGTTGGACGCCCCGGCTTTCAGCCAGGAGGGGGATGGTGTCGACGACTACCAACCCTACTTCACCATCAACGTCGAGGGCGGGACGTTTGGCACAACGCTCTGGAGCGATGAGTCTTCGGCGTACTTATGGGACGTAGGAGGAGGCCGTGTTCCGGCCGGGGCCAGCTGCCGCAGCGTGTCTTTGGTGGTGCCGGTCGACGATTCCGTTTATGTTCAAGAAGTGACTTGTACCGCGTACCTGCACAGTGTCGTGACGGATCAGGGGGTGGTTGGCAGTGGCGACTGCTCGCAATTTGCTCCTGCGGTTTCGGGAGCTTGGTTGGTAGATGGCTCCCTACCTGGGGCCGCCGAAACTGTGCCATTTACAGCAACCCCGATCTTTGACCAGCCTTCCGCGTTCGAGTTTCTGCAAGCCATGGGCGCGGCGCCGACGAAGATCAGCGTCACGCGGGGCGGCCAGGCCGCATCTGCCAAGGAATATGTGCTGAGTGACACGGGGGTCTTCACAGAGACCGTCGTAGACCAGTACAACCGCACCCGGTGGCGGATGATCTACACGAAGCCGGAGTGACCATGGCCACCACCATCCGCATCGACGGCCTGGCCGAGACGACGGTCGAGATCCGCGAGCTGCCGCTGACTGTGGCGCGGCAGACGGTCCTCGGGATGTCGCAGCTCGCCTACGATGGCATGCAGGCCGGCGCCGGCAGGCACAACAAGACCGGCGCGCTCTTCCAGTCCATCTACAACCGCGCGCTCGCGCCGCTGCAGCGCCAGGTCGGCCACGACGCGCAGCGCGCGCCGCACGCGGTGTTCCTGCTGCACGGCACGCGGCCGCACAAGATCGCGCCGAAGGAGAAGAAGGCGCTGCGCTGGGTGTCCGGTAACGGCTTCGTGTTCGCGCGGGCCGTGAACCACCCGGGCTACCGAGGCGACAACTACCTCGAAGACGCGGCCGACGCCGCAATCCGCGGCATGGCCGAACTGGTCGACCGAGCAATGAAGGGAACCTGACGATGGCACTGACCTACACCTACCCCGACGCCTACCTGCAGCAGTTCTGCACCGAGGACCGCGAGGACCGGGCCACCGCCGACGTGCTGGTGATGGCCGGCGCGCGCACCTTCTCGGCCGACTGGACCGAGCGCCTGGTCATCGTGCAGACCTACATCCTGGCGTGCATGGAGAACCAGGCCGACAACGAGGATCTGTTCACCGCCAAGCTGAAGACCTACCGCTCGCAGCTGCAGCTGCTGCTGCCGCAGGCCGTCGCGGCGGCCGATGCCGAGGCCGATGTCGGCGGCGCCGGCGTCGCGCTGTTCACGATCCCGCTGGAAAGGGCCTGAGCCATGATGGCCACACTCGAAGCGGCGCGCGACGCCTTTGCAGGCATCAGCGGCATCGCGTCATGCAAGGTCGGCTGGGAGGCGAACATCAGCCCGGCCAACTTCCCGCTGATCCGCGTGGTGCCGGTGCGGATCACGCCCGGAAAGCCGTACAGCAACCGCACGGCCGAGGCGCTGCTTTACTTCGGGTCGCCAATCGCCAACTCGGCGGGCCTGGAGAACGTCTACGAGGGGCTTTTCGACCTGGAGGCGGACATCCTGACGCGGCTGAAGACGCTGCAAGGGCGGTACATCGAGACGATCTGCGACGAGGACCGGCTCGACACGTACAAGCTCATGGCCATCCGGTGCGAGCTTGCTGGCGTCGATGCGCCGGTGCGCTGCGGCATCGTGTGCACCACCGTGGCCATCGAGCTGAGCGCCGCGGCGGCCGTCGTCGCGCCGTTCACCTTGCTGTCGCTGGAAAGCGAGGCGGCAGACTGGACCCCGGACCTGAACGCCGGCAGCATCACGCGCGAGCTGAACGGCGCCGGCGCCACACGAACCCGCGTGACCGTGACCGGCTCGCTGACCGGACCGGTCGACACGACCGCGCTGCTGGGGATCTACGCTGACGGCGTGCTGCAGGGGAACCGGATCGTCGTGGCCTGCGCCGGCGCGGCAGTGCCGTTCGCACTGCAGCAGACGGTGAACGCGACCGCGGCGGCCACGTTCGACGTGCGTGCGACCGGCGACGAGGAGGAGTTCACCTTCGCGGGCGTCACGATGACGGCGGAGCGGTACTAGGGCAGCTGCCCGCGCCCCAAGTCCATGCACTCGCGCCAGAGGGTGAAGGCCTCGAGC